CACTAATGAGAGAAATTATTGAAATCCAAAACACTGATGAAGAATCAATAGTTCAATACCTCACTCATATGGAACCTTTTGCTCCCGCTATTTGTTCTGACATCTTTAACGCAACCATCCCTGGGTTGGCAAACAAAGTCGAAAGCAAGTTCACCAGCACAAGAACATTAATAAAGATAGCAAGAGAAACGAAAGAATCCATCGAAGGCAATATTAAGAACGCAGAAATCTCTTGTGTTGCTAGTTGGTTACATCAATGGACAAATCGAGGACTTCATATGACACTAACGTGTCCGACAAAATATGCTCAACATCTCCGAAATGAATCATGGAACAAAGAGTTGGTAGGCGTAACAATTCCTCATCCAGCTCATTTAATGTCAAGGGAAGAAGTTCGGGGCCATGCATGTACATTAAAACACATGTATCCTGAATATGTAGTTGGAAAATACTGTGACACATCCATGAAAGAAATTGATAATTTGTTTCAAACAGTTGGACCTATTCATCCCTACTTAGGGAAGGAAACATCAGAGAAGAAGGTCAAAGTTAGTCAAGAGTGGAAAACAACTCATGTCCCGTCATGCGTACGAGAATCTTCAAAGTTACTCAGAATGATAAATTGGTTTGTACCAAGATCATCTGGACTCGCAGATTTCCTAATCAATGTGTATCACTGTTATACAGATGCTTCGGCCATCTATTTCTACACGCAATCTTCATCCACTCCTGGAAATTGGATTCACCGTTATCATGACTATATAAGAGCACACGGAGGTTTCTGGCCAGTTCTCGCAACACCTGCAACTCATATCAAAATAAGCACAAACCCAATGGGCAAGTACTCAAAAGGCACCGGAAACTATCCACTCCACTTTCAAGCTATCATGCTTGTCAATCAACATATCGACACAATTTACAAATTTTATCAGAGAAATGATACCGGACTCATTCACTGGCATGTAACATGTCAAGATTGTTTGGAACCATTACCTGAAAATGTAATGATTAACACACAAGATGTCCCCCAACTATCTACATTTCAACGGAACTCTAACTATTGGTCAGACAAGGTCAACATTGAAATGAACTTGTTATCCCATTTCACATACACACAAACAAAGAGTTTAGATGACATGGATCAAGATACAGGATTGACAGCTAGATATCAAGCTGTAGCGAAGAGTACGATCAGAAATTTGACCATCGACACAACTGACATTATCCCAGGAAATTGGTTTTTCCACACAAAAATAGAGCCAATCTTTATCAATTTGGAACACGAAGGACACAAACACATCATCAAAAACATTATCTTTTCTCACACTAATATAAAATACAATTATTCTTTAAAGGAGATTCACACACAATGGATACAATTTCTACATAAGCTCCCCGATACCAAGTATGCAGTGTTAGACGGACTATTAAATGACACCGACAATTTTCTACTATTAACCCAATTGCCTCAAGCACAAATTCACCTTCCAGAAATTTGCCCTCCAACTCCAAGTCAATTAAGAAGAACAATCAAGCACCTCGCAACCCTCAATTGGAATTCTCAGCATATTCACGAATATTACTCAAAAGGAGAATACGACCCTACTCAATTGTTTGTGGATCTAGTGTGCAGAACCTTTTGAAAAGCGGCTCTGTAAATTTCACTCCGACCCTTCAAC